TTTTCGTGTTACGAATTCTTTACCGCGAATCGGTGATTCATGATTGAATAAAATACCATTCGATGCATGTAGACTGTAACTTTCGCGGAAATTCACAGTCATCCAATAAGCATATAATTTAGAAACACCGTACGGGCTACGTGGCCAGAATGGAGTCGATTCGTCTTGTCGACCACCAGAAATTTCTATACTGTTTCCAAACATCTCCGAAGTTGAGGCTTGATAAAATTTTGTATCGGGGCTGTGTTGTTTAATGGAATTCAGAATGTTAAGAACTCCAATAGAATTTACTTCAGTGGTTGTTTTGTTTAGATCCCAGCTAGCACCGACAAAGCTCATGGCTGCTAAATTATAAAACTCATTAGGTTTAAGAACTTTAACGAGATGATTCATATTACCGTCATCGGTGATATCTCCGGTAATTAATTCTATATCATTTTCGATGCCTAGATACTTAATGTTATCAAGGTTTGGATTTGAATAACGTTTAACCAATCCATAAACTTTGTAATCTTTTTCTAACAAGAGCTTTGCAAGATAAGGGCCGTCTTGCCCGGTCATGCCAGTAACAAAGGCAGTTTTTTTCATTTTAATATTCCTCTATCGATTAATGCTTTTTTTTCTTTTATACCGATTATATCGGCTTTTTCTTTTTTATTAATTAGTCCCATCCAGTGTTCTAAATATTCGTCTAGGATAGAAATAGTCAAAGGAGAAGGAACCGGTGGCAAATGTCCTGTGATATCGTTAAAAAATTCTGCGGGAAATTGATTTTTAGTATATTCAAAAGCACCAGTGTCACACCAATCAAAATATTCGAATAATTTCATCGATTTGTATGTATTTTTAAATTCTTTAAAAAAATCTTTTGCTATAGGATGATTTAAATCATAAATGATAAAGCATCCTTCGATAGTTAATCGTTCATAGTGTCTGTATTCTTTTTTAAATATAGGATCTTTAGTATTCACTCGATCTCTTCCAAAATACCCACAAAATTTTCCGTCCAAACAGTTTAATAAAATTTCTTCAGTAAGAGGTTTTTTCATCTTTACATCTGCATCTAACCAAACCATAACACCGTTGGGATTTTCTTCGTAGCATTCCCATTGAGCAAATGATTTATGTGTAAACTTTTTCCATTCCTTCATGTAACCAGGCGGAGATGGGATATTTTTTGAAAAAATTTCAGCTTCTGTTAACCAAATATTTTTTTCTTTTGTAGATATGTATCTATCAACATTAATCGGAAGATTAGGAGTATCATGTAACCATATTTCTGAGTTTTTTGGAATATAGTCTGGCCATGTCTTCACAGTGTATTGACCAGTCTGATCCCAATATTTTTGACTCAGTGTAGAGATTATCTTAATTTTCATTTATTATTTTTTTCTAATAATGTATTGTTATATGCTAATAATGATTTCGTTGCCATGGGGTCAATTCCAATGCTTTCAGCCCAAGCACACCAGGCATATATATCTTTTGGAATACATTTACTATTTGCTCCACGATTATCGGGAAACACAAAGGTCCACCACAAATTCATCCTTGGATCATCACCGTACACTGCTTCTCTTATAGTGTAGTAATCAATTCCTGCTGCTTCACAGGCATCGTATAGTTCTTGGCATTGAATAACTTTATAGAAGATAGCACGATTCTCGCTAAATTTAATTACTTCTGCCTCTAATCTTGAAACTTGTCTAATTCGAACATTGGCGTTGTACGCCTTTTGATAACACTCTATTACTTTTCGACGATCTTCGGGGTCACCCCCAATAATCATAAACTGTCGACTATCCATTTGTAGAAAAGGATGGTTAGGAGTTTCGCCTAGATACTCTGGTTGAACTACGATTTTCTTGCCATACTTTTTAACCATCTTATCAGCAAATCCGGGCTGGGTAGCTGATCTTATAACAATAAAATCGCAGCCGCAACTGGCAATGGCATCTTCTACTGCTGAACAATCTAACTCAGGTCCGCCAGTCCAAGGAGTGGGCACAGCAAGAAACGCAATATCACAATTCTCTAAAGGCTTATTGTATTCTTCGATATATTTGTCATATATCTGTGCATCAGGAAATAATTTTTTAGTTGCTTTTCCAATCCAACCGTATCCAATTATGCCGACTTTCATTTGTGAAATCCTACTGAATCTCTTTCAATGTCTTCGTGATCAAATTCTGCCCAATATAGTTCAAACGCAACAGTATCTTCTAGTGCTTCAAATTGATGATATTCACCAGGAGCAACTTTTGTATATTGCCCAGCTGTAAGAACTGTTTCATCAACTAAGTCGTAATTGTTTTTCCAAACCCGAATAATAAGTTTACCGGATTCAACAAAGAATCCATTCCACTTGTATTGATGTTTGTGCTTTGAACAGACGCCGCCCGCCCGGGCTTCGATACGGTGAAATTCTAATACACCGTTGGCTTCAAGGAGTTCTGTTTGACCCCATACTTTACCTGCAATCATCATGGTCCTTTATAATGTTATGCTTTTATAGCACACATATTTAACTCAAACAACTTTGTCCAGCTGTAAAACTTCACTCTGTCTAGAAACTTCTTTAACAAAATAAACACAAGGAGGACTTGGACCATCGTGTAACGGTACAGTTAATAACTGTCCGTTTTTCATTTTAGGAAAATACCATTTAACATCTTGATAGATATTGATAATCTCAATAGGTAAAAAGTCACATTTAAAACCATTGATGGGGTTGAATTCAAATGCATCAAATCCTCGTTCGTTGATGCTGGTCAGCGGTAGCACTTCTGGATCTAGTCCGCATTCTTTATCCCCCACAACCATGCACCAATCTAAAGGCATTTGTACTTCATAGCCACCAACTCGCAATAATATCGCAGGTGAATTAAATGACTCTAAGAATATCAAAGGCATGAAAAAGAAATCAGGTTCGTTGGGATTAGAATTATCTAGAACTGAAAATCTAGTATCCTCGTCGACCTCGTCTGGTAAATCATTTAAGTCAAAAGATCTGTTGTTTAGTGTTAGTATTTTCATCATTTTAATCCGTGTAATATGCTATTGTATCGCTCTTCCATTTTCTTACCGTGAACCCCAAGTCTAACAGAACTAAAATTACTTGGTCGGCTTCATTTCTTTTATTTTCAAAAAATATTGTTGGCCGATGCTTCTTAATTGTTTTAATACCCCCAGCGATAACTTGAAGTTCATACTGTTCTGTATCTATTTTAATAAAATCAACATTTTCAAATTTAAAATCATCTAATCTCTTTACTTCAACTTCAAATTTTTCTCCGTTAGTCCAATCTTTGTTCCTTAATTCAGAGAGAGATCCGTGTTCAGGATTAAGAGTAATATCATTCATGATCAATAATTTTTTTTCATTAGTGTCGCCTAATGCACAATTATAACATGTTAACTCTGGAAAGTTTAATAGTTCTTTAAAACTATTAGGGTTAGGTTCGAAGCAATAAATCTTTTCAAACTTTCCGATGTAAGGAGACGAAGTTTTACCGGTACTTGCTCCTATATCTATATATGTTCTAAAATTTTTAATATAAGGCCATGCCCACTCAGATAGTTTTTTTTCACTCATATGTTTACCTTGGTAATTGTAAAGGGGTATTTCGCCTCCTTGTAATATTTTTTTCTTTCAGTTAAATGTCTTTTGGCGTATTTGCAGGCGGATGTGATGTCCCATATTTCCACATGATCTTTGTCCTCTGCTTTCCTAATACCCCGCCCGATTGATTGTATAACCCTGACGAAGGACTTACCAGGCTCAATAAGCACAAGATTAAAAATGCGAGGGATATTAATACCCACAGCAGCAACACCATAGGTAGCAATAATAATCTTATCGCTACTAGTTTTAATTTCATCATACTCGTCTTTCCTATCAGTTAGTTTCATACCACCGCTGACAAACACAGCATCGGGTATTAGTTCTATTAATTTATTTCCAGTGTCAATACGATTAATCAATACCAATGTATTACCGTTTTGACTGACTTCTTTAATTTTATTTGCGATCCAATCTAATCTATTAGGATCAGTTACAAGGAATGAGTATTCCTCAGGATAACTTCTAAACACCTGAACATCATTGGTTTGTAAGATATTAATATTCAGTTGTGCTAACACATCTTTTTGTTGTAGATCGTAGGCACTGACACGATTAATCACTGGACCTATGCTGGCAAGTATGCCTTGGAATTCCCACGCTTCCTTTGGAATTGTACCAGTTAGTCCCCAGCGTATTGGACAGTTCTTAAAATTTTGTGTAAGTAATTTTGTTAATACTTCTGCCTTGGCTTGATGCACTTCGTCTATGATCACAGCATTAACACCTTCACAAAACTCTGCAAGAGATAATGTATCGTCGTCATAACTTTTCTTGTCTAAGACATTGAGACTTTGCCAAGTGCATATTGTATGTGTGCGATTCAGTTCTTTTCGATCACCAAAGTACACACCAACATCTAATCCAAGATTAATATAATCTTCTTCAGTTTGTACCACTAATGACTTATTAGGTACAATAACCATTGTACGCCCATAGGGTTCACACAGATGACTTAATGTTGCTGTGGTGATTGTTTTCCCTGCACCTGTAGCTACTTCCTGTAGACTTTGCGGATTCTCTAAAAACTTGTTTACTACATCAAATTGATAATCGCGAAGTACTATAGGAGTTCCTGCTTCAGGATGTCCTTTTGGCCATGTCTTTCCTTGATCAGCCCAATAATTTTCTGTTACTGGAGTAAATGTGATATCTTGATGCTGTCTTAAATCTTCGACTTCAATATCATATCCGTCATTTTCTATAATAGGTAATATGATATCCAAGTGTGCAAGGTAT